GGGGCGGGGGTTGGCAAGACGACAATCGCCAAAGCGATGTGCAACGAAGTGGGTTGCGACTTCATGATTCTCAATGGTTCTGATGAGAATGGTGTCGATACAATTCGTGTCAAAATCAAAAACTATGCTTCATCAATCTCTTTGTCTGGCGGCCGTAAGGTCATCATTCTAGATGAAGCAGATTATCTAACACCAAACGCACAAGCAATTCTGCGTAATGCAATCGAAGAGTTTGCTGGTAACTGTTCGTTCATCTTCACCTGCAATTACAAAAGTAAAATCATTGAGCCACTGCATAGTCGTTGTGCCGTGATTGAATTTGGTTTGAAGAATGGTGAGAAGCAGAAGATGGCTGGTGCTTTCTTCAAGCGCATCACACACATATTAGACACAGAGAAAGTGGAACATGACGAAAAGGTAATTGCTGAAGTAGTCAAGAAGCACTTTCCAGATTTCCGTCGTGTCATCAATGAACTGCAACGTTATTCCAAACTCGGCAAGATTGATGTAGGCATACTCTCTCAGATTGGTGACATCTCCATCTCACAAATCGTCAAACATCTGAAAGAAAAAGACTTTACATCCGTCCGTAAATGGGCATCAACGACAGACATTGATAGCACGACATTCTTTCGTAAGTTGTATGATGCTTTGTATGACATTGCTAAACCACAAAGTATACCACAAGCAGTATTGATTCTTGCTGACTATCAGTACAAGCAGGCGTTTGTTGCTGATCAAGAGATTAATCTGGTTGCTTGTCTTACAGAGATCATGGCCAATGTGGAGTTCAAATGAGCAACCCATTTGACTATGCTACTGCCATTCTACAGAACAAGAAGCAACTTATCGTAGATGATATAACAGAGAAAGAGTACAACCCTTTCCTGATCAACCGAGCATTGTCTCAGCACAAAGATTGTGTGGTTTTTGCCAACGAGATGAATAGTAGGCACTATCTCGAAAAGAAACTACAATTCGACTTTTTGCTAAATACCGTCAGGTCTATGAAAAGACCATTTGCGAAGTGGGCTAAGGCAGAAACTAACGATGATTTGGAATGCGTCAAATTGGTCTATGGCCTTTCCGACTCCAAAGCACGTGATGCTTTGCGCCTACTCAGCAAAGAACAAATCCAAAAACTAAAAGAACAAACCCTGACGGGTGGGTTAGGAAAATGACATGGTTGATCTATCTAAATTTGTTGAAGTCACTTTGCCAAAGCAAGATGACTTTCTAAAAGTGCGTGAGACACTAACACGTATCGGTGTCTCATCACGCAAAGAAAAGGTACTCTATCAATCTTGCCATATACTGCATAAGCAAGGCAAGTATTATATTGTACATTTCAAAGAACTGTTTGCACTAGACGGTAAGTTGTCAACGATTACCGAGAATGATATACAAAGACGAAATGCTATAGCCAATTTATTAGAAGAGTGGGGCTTGCTAAAGATTGTAAACTATGATATAGTAGAACATAACATGGCGCCAATTCATCAGATCAAGATCATTGCTTTCAAAGAAAAAGATGATTGGGAATTGATTGCTAAATATAATATAGGTAAAAAAGGTAAAGTAGATTAATGGTGATATATCATGAGCAAAGTGAAAAACAATCCAGTGAAACTGATTAACAAGTATACAAAAGAAGAAGTGTATACTAGAGATTACGATGATGTGATCAAAGAAGGCTCAAACGAGTTCATCAAAGTTTTCAATCAAAGTAATCCACAAAGAACTTATCTTGTCAATCGGACAGCGTTTTCGGTTGTCAAGTAAGTCGTGATGCCTAATGGATCACGTTGCTTTTAACTTGCTTAAAAAGGAGAAAAAAATGACAGTAGGACGTATTGCTTTTGGACCTTTGTTTCATCAAACTCTTGGCTTTGAGAAGTTCATTCATGATGTCGAGAGTATTCTGAATGATACAAAACCCGTAACAAATTTCCCACCACATAACATTATCAAACTTGATGATAATAAGTATGTGGTTGAACTTGCTGTTGCTGGTTTTAGTAAAGATGATATTGATATTCAAGTACAAGATAATACTTTGACTATCAAAGGTGAAAAACAAGAGAAAGAAGGTTATGAATATCTACATCGTGGTATTGGCACTCGTTCTTTCACTAAAACAATCACTATTGCTGACACCATTGAAGTAAAAGGTGCAGAATACAAAGATGGTATTCTACGTGTTGGGTTAGAAAACATCATACCTGAACACAAGAAACCACGTAAGATTGAAATTGGTAATGAACTAAAAACATTCCAGCCACAACTTCTACAAGAAGAAAAAAAGGCTGCGTAATAGAGTGGGGCGCAAGCCCCACTTGTTGAAAAGGTATATAATGGATAAAGACTTACGATCATATCTCAAAATCTATTCTGATTGGCTCACACCAGAAGTGTGTGAAGAGACTGTTGAAGAACTTGAAAAGGTAGAAAGACAGTTTCAAACACATGCTTTCTATGACTATCAGAATGACAGTCATCATTCTTATGATAACGAACTTGCTGTCACTTGGTCAAATGTGAAGCATAAGAATTATATTATGCAAAGAATATGGGATGGTCTAAAAAGATATCATGAGGAACTTGCGGCATGGGGTTGTAATTGGTATGCCTCATGGCAAGGATACACAGAAGTTCGTTTCAATCGATATCGTGAAAACACAAATATGAAACTTCATTGTGATCATATTCATTCAATGTTTGATGGTCAGCGCAAAGGCATCCCAACATTGACCATTCTTGGTGGACTAAATGGTGGATATGAAGGTGGTGATCTTGTATTTTGGCAAGACACTCCTATAACTTTGAAATCTGGTGAGATAATGATATTCCCATCAAATTTTCTTTATCCACACAGAGTTGATATGGTGACAAAGGGTACACGATACTCGTATGTTTCTTGGACATGGTAATGAAATCTAATTCAAATTTTAAAATGAATAAAGCATTGAAGATATCACTTTCTTCAATGTCGGGTGAGCGTAAGCGTGATTACAAACAAGAGATGATCAAAGCAATCATTGCTCCACGCATCGAATTCAAAAAGAAAGCAAAAGTAGAGACACCGGATGAATAACATATTGATGGTCAGTCACTTTCACAAGGACTTTCCATTCAATCATGATTCAGACTGGATGAAAGCCACTTTTGCTGGTGGTAAATATCCTTATGGTTGGAATCCACCAGGTCCTGGGAATTACATCAATACTACGCAGATGCATAGTATTCACGAATACATGCATTACTATTCTGGCTGCCATGAGGATGAGTTTCTTCGTGCAATGGGTCAACAAGCATCTGAATATTACTTGTGGAAGTATGGTCAAGCAGACTACATTGGGTGTACCACATATCGTCGGTACCTGAAGTTTGATGATGGATTAGAACCCAATGTCATCAAAGCTGGTATGGCGCCCACACAGGAAAGTGCCAATTATCTTTCTTCCGATCAACAACGAGATGCAGCATTGACATTGTTGCAAACTCATGATATAATAACAAATAGACTGACACCTTTATACTGCTCAGTGATAGATCAGTATCTACAATCACAACCGCCAGAGTATATCAATTTGTTTTTGGAAGGTATTGAACAATTGATGCCAGACTACCGAAGCAAGATGAACTGGTGGCATGGTAATGAAGCAAGTTTTGAAACTTGTTATGTGATGCGTAAGCAACTGTTCAAGAAGTATGTCAGTGAACTATTTGAACTATTTGAGTATGTGTGGAAAAATGCAAAGACGGCATATCCGAGAGTACAAACGACATCAGAGCCACTGCCGTGGCGATATCCAGGCTTCTTGGGTGAAAGATTCTTGCCATTCTTCATACATGCAAATGAACTAAACGTAGCCAGAGTTCCACTTGTGATTTTGGAATAGTCCGGCACGATTTTTCTACAATCCCCATATACGCAAGTGAGTGCTCACTTTATTATGAAAGAAAAATACGTAAAAGCCCATATGAAAGCAGCCAGCGTTTATGCTGAACTTTCTACCGCACAGAGATTACAAGTAGGATGTGTAATCGTCAAAGACAACACAATTATTGGTATCGGCTACAATGGTATGCCATCGGGCTGGAATAATATGTGTGAAGAAGTTGAGTTCATTTTCAAAGATGAGTGTCATTACACAAATGAATGGTTGATAGAAAATGGTTTTACTGAAACCGCACATGGATGGACAAGATTGCGTTCCAAGGC